TCCAAAGCTCCTAGAAGCGTTCTCCTTCGCTTTACCTTGCTTCGCTTCATCAAGTACTCATAAGATGGACAACAACCTCTAGGAGCATCTCTAAGGCGTAGCAATAGGCAATATATCAGCTTCTCTAAAGGTTTAAGAACTGTATTGTCTAATAATTCATGATCGACTTTTAGAAAGCCTTTAGTTTTTCCCATAACATTTTAAAATAAATAATAATTTCCTTTCTCATGGCGATTAGGTAGCCACAAATTATAATGAGGAGTAAAAGCCACATCATTTTAGTTTCCTTTTCCATTGGCTATCGCAAATTCCACAACCGCATTAAAGCTAAAGCTAATTCTTTCAGCATCAGGATCAGGACTATTCATAGGTGCAACAAAATGAGCAAGATGACTTGGAAAAATCAGGTACATTTTTTCAACTGGATTTTTTCGGTATGAGGAAAAGGAAAAGTAATTTTCCGATCCTTCAAAAAATTCCAATGAACCACTTATGTCATGGTGAGATTTCGCACATTCTAAAGGTATCATTTTGGGGATTTGCAAATAACCAACGCATGAAATTTGTGGATGCTTTTGTTCAATCGCACCATGATTGGTGTGTTGATGGATTGAATTGAATTGGTTTATTTTCTGTACCACATACCAACAAGAATTAATCACAATTCTTTTGACCTTAAAATCTGGATATAAAGTCTGGCAATATTCAGTAATGCAAACATCAAAGAAAGAATGTTTATATTTTAATAAAACTTCAGGCGTAACCATATATTCTGAATCAACGCTGCCAACTAATTTATGAGCAAATGAATATCGTTGTCTTTCTTCAGGAGATAAACCCCTAATCATTTTAAGGTCGGCTAAAAAATCCTTAACTAAATTGTCAGGCAAATTTTGTTCGGAAATTGTTGAGCCAAAAGGCTTGAACATTTTAATGTTAATTTTATCGTTCATATTTAAACTTTTCTAAAGGAGTTAGTTTATCCTTTTCAATCGACCAAACATAGGGTCTTGAATTGTGTCCGAAATTTGTCCATTGCCCTATTCTCTCCACATTTTGAGGAGCTACATATCCAGCACAATAGTAGGTGGGGAACTCATCCAACATCAGAAAATAATAGTCATCCTTTTTTTTATTTTGTCTTACAATTAAACTGTGTGTTTTTTTTGTCATTAATTGTGAACGCACTTGAACCGACTTGCCATTAATAACTAAATCCGATCCATGAAAATTGTTCACACTATGGCTGAAATAAGTTTCACACATTTTGGCCAAAGCCATTTCAGCTAACGCACCACTAATGGTCATTCCCCACTTGGTATAGGTATCAAAATTAGCTCCATGTCCCCAGTCAATTCCTTGACGTAGGCTTTCAATTTCTCTAGTTAAACCAGTAGTCGCACCAGCTAAAATCTCCTCCCACTTTAAAGTAATCTTATTCATTTTAAAAACTTTTGAAAAACTCCTAACAACTTGGGATTGTGGATTAATAATCTAACAAAACTCTCACTTAATTTATCTACTAACTTTTCTTCGCCACATTTGCCTACATTAATATTGTCTTTTGAGCATAACAGGTGGTAAAGCTCATGCAGAAAGGTTATGAGGACATTTTTCATGCTTTGATTTTTATAGATTAAAATTTCATTATCGGCTGGTACGAACATACCTACGCAATCTAGGTCTTGTGATTCCTTTCTGCCCATCCACCTTATCTTGATTTTCTCTCTTTTGTAGTAGATGGCATCTGGGAGCATTTAAGGTTTTTACCCCATAAAAATATATTAATCAATGTTTGACTTTACTAATTATTGATAGTAAATATGTTGTCAATGAGTGAACTTGATAGATTTACTGACCTTGCTTTTATGCAAGGGGACTTTCAAAAGGTTAATACTTCCCCCTCTCAAACCGCATTAAGTAATTGGATGTGGTTTCTTAAATATCCTTTAGCTTTTCATCTTAATTTCAAACCTGAATCTCCCTCTATCTCATTCAAATCTGGCACAGCAGTTCATCAATACTTTCAAAATATTTTAACAGGTAAAATGAAAATCGGTGATGTTGAAAAACAATATAAACTCATGTTGGACAGCTTTACCTTTATTGAAAAGGAAAAGGTTAAAGGACAATTCATTTTAAAAATCATTAAAAAAATGGTGGCTGACCATCTGCAAATGCTAATGGAAATTTCAGGAAAATACATGAAAGATTGGGAAGTCGAAGTTTCTTTTTCTAATTGGTACAACGATAAGTACATGGGTCAAACTTTAAATCTTGCCACCGAAGGTGCGATTGATTGTCGTAACCAACCTCTTAAAATATTTACCGAACATAAAAATAGATTTCCTACTGTTTATTTAAGCAGTGCAAAAAAACATAAAGGAAAAGAAGTTTGGAATAGTAGAAAGCCAAGCAAATTAAAGTCTCCTCAATTTACCCATCTGATTGCGATGTCCGTTTATTCCCAACATCTAGGAAAGGAATATCAACCAGCCATTCTTTATTGTGATGAAGATGGGGTGTTACTTTTCAATCAACATAACTGTGAAGAATTAACACAGGAAGGATTGAAATATTATTTTAATAAATTTATTCAGATTAATATTCAACGACAAGAAATGTTGAGGATGGCAGACGGCAGTATAAAAAAGTTGGCCTGTATGGTTGGGGTGGACTGGTCTGAAATTAAAAGAAGCAAGGATAATATTTTTCTTTCTCATATTCAGGAAGAAGATATGCAAAAAATGGAAAGGTTCTACGATGGTTTATAAAGCTCAAGATGGTATTAGCAGTGAAGATTTAAAAAGGATTGCTAACGAACAAATTATGGAAAAGATAAAAGAGATTGCCAGAGATGTTTATAAAGAAGAAAAGAAAAAAGAAATGGAAGAACTAATTAAAGATGTGGCAAAAAAAGAAGGGACAATATGATAGATGAAAAAATAAAAAAGATATTAGAACAATTTAAAATCAATCCAGCGAAAGCCTTATGGGATTGTCATGGTACACAAATTATGTACCACCGATACATCGAAGAAATTGGAGCTAGTGCTGGAGTTCAGGTCATTAAGTATGAAACTATTAAGGCTGATGAAAGCACAGCCATTGTTAAATGTCATGCAAGGTTAGGAAAAGTGGATCAGTTTTCTTATGGAGAATGTAGTCCAAGAAATTCTAAAAATGCTTACCCAGTAGCGATGGCAGAGAAAAGGGCATTTGATAGATGCGTTTTAAAATTGGTGGGATTGCATGGTCATGTCTATGCCATTTCTGAAATGCCTGATGAAGAAAACATCTCAAAGAAAATGAACCATCAAAATAATTCTGTACCTAAAGTACAACCTAAAACAAATGGGAAACATGAAAGTATAGATAACCTTTTTATTCGCACCAGTTTGGAAGTCATCCAAAATGGAATTGATAAAAAGGAATTTAAGACCTTGAGCTTTAAGGTAGAGAAACTCAAGACACTAATTCATAAGGCTGGTTTGTGGGATTCGTTTGCCAAGACTGATGAATTTAAAACACTCAACAAAATGAATCTTATTATTAGAACACATATAACTAAACAAAGGAGGAACTAAGATGGTTTTTGAATTAAAAGCAGGAGAAGGCTACTTGAATAGAGATCAAGAAAACCCAGAAAAATTTTGGGGTTCATATAAACTAAGTAAAGATATGAAAGCTGGAGATACTGTTAATTTAACTGAGTATGTAAATACTAAAGATGATGGAAAAGTTATTCATCATTTAGTAGAACGTAAGCCTAAACAGGCTTAATTTCATTAATGGGGTGGTGCTAAACCACCACCTTTTTAAAATGAAAGTTGTCATTATGTTTATTTATTTTACTACAGGAGCAATCCACCAGCTACCAGTCTCTTTGCAAAAAGGACAAAACTGTGGCGATAAACTAATGGAGCTAGTTAAAACCGATGAACAAGGAACAGGAATTTTTTATAAAGGAAAACAAGTCATGCTGCACTATTGCAAGGATGGAAAAGGAAAATGGGTACAATGATTGATCTAAAAAATAGATATGAAGTTCTAATAAAAAAAGTTCAACACTTGGGTAATAGGATTACTGAACTGGAAGAAGAAAATTTTAAACTTAAAAGAGTTAAAGATGAAGCGGTGGGAGAAATGACGATTGTTAAAGGGATTGGAATGAACTCTCCTGAAATGAAGAAAGCTAAAAAAGAAATAGAACAACTTAAAAAAGATTTAGCCCAAGCTAAAGAAGATCATCAATTTGATAATCTAATTCATGCAAAAGAAATAAAAGAAATAAGAAAGGAAAAAAAGAAATGAGTGGAGATATAAGAAACATAACTAAGCCGCAAAAATATACCGACAAAAGAATATTAGATATGATTAAAAACTATTTTCATAACATACATTGGAGAGACAATCCTCATTTAAGGCATATTTATTGGTCTATTGTAGAGGGAAGAAAGGCAAAAAAATGAGCAATGACAATATAAAATACATTAACAAAAGTTCTAAAGAAAGAATGGTTAGAGAACTCTTGGAAAAGAAAGAAGATGACTACGGACATTTTCCTAATAACTGTTATGTGGTAGCCAAATTTATTCAGGGGGTCTTAGAAATTATTAATAAAAGAGAACTTACTGTTCCAGTTACTTTAATTCCACAACTTATGATTGTGCTTAAATTAACTAGAACCATTAATGATGGCACAAAAAAGAATCTTTATAAAGCCGACACCCATTCAGATATTGATGGCTACAATTCTTTGTTAAAAGAAATGATGAAAGCGAAAAAAGAAGAAAAATCTTCTCG